TCCGGCGCCCTCCTTGGCTTCGATGAGACTGTCCGGCAGTTGCGTCTCCGTACCCGTGTGCACCCGATACGTGTAGCTGCCGAGATCGAGGACCTTACCATCCGCCCACACCGTGCCTATACGGGTGATCGGACCCTCGCACAGGCCGACCGCGATATTGGCGTAGTAAGTGTAGCTCGTGCTCTTGGCGCTGCTCGAGGCTCCACCCAATCCCTTGCCGCCGCCCCCGCTGGATGTGACGACCTCCTCGAAATTGGTCGCCCAAATGACTTCGCCAGCGATCCGGGCCCGTCCATAGAGGCGCGGGATGGGCGCTCCTTCGCGCGACGCCATCACTTGCAACGAGGCGAGGCGCGGACCGTTCACCACTCGGCCCTGGCCGCTGGCGCCAAATAGCGCTTGGTCGATATATGACCCCGCCAATCCGCCGACGGCCCGGCCGACTGCGGCGCCGCCGATCGTCGCGCCAAAAATCGAGACGGAAGGCAGCAACGCGCCCCCGAGGGCGGCTCCGGCAATCCCGAGTGCGAGGGTGGCCATGGAAAAACTCCTTGTTCGGGAGCGATTTGGGCGGCCTTGCTGTCAATCCGCCAGGTTCGGCATCACGAACACGCCGGCAACGCGCCGCTGCCACCAGGGGCCGAAAGCGACCTCGCTTACCGGCACGCCCTCTTGCGCGTGGATCATGGTTTGCGGCCCGGTCAGGATGGCGGCGTGCTTTGCAACGACCTTCCCCCGCAAGCGGAATATCAAGACATCGCCGGGAAGGGCCGCGGCCTTGGTCGATGGCCGCAAATGCCGATGGGCGGCGGCCAGCAGGGCCTCGTTGCCAGTGGCCTCAGCCCAGTCTCCGGTATACGGGCCGGCGGCTTCCGGCTCCACGCCGAACACCTCGCGCCACACCCCGCGCACCAGGCCGATGCAGTCGCACCCAGCTCCCCTGACGCTGGCGCGGTGGCGATAGGGCGTTCCCAGCCATTTGCGCGCCTCGGCCACGATTGTCGCCCGCGTCACCGTCATAGGAACCGGCTCCCACCATTGTTGTTGCCGTCTCCGGCGTTGGGATAGGACGTTATAAAATCATTTCCGGGGATGTAGGGGCACCCGCGGAAATTGACGCCGTTGTCGAACTTGTTGCGGCAGGTGACGAACTGCTTGTCGCAACCGGCCGTGACGCTGAATGTGTCGCCGACGCTGATCGCCCGGCTCGTGTCCTGCCAGACCTCGATGCACTTGCCCGCGGGTCCAAACCAATGGCGCTTGATCTCGATGGCGCGGCCCCGGTTTGCACCAAGGGTCCACGTCAGCAGGCCACGACCGAACCAACCTTCGGTGAAACCATCGAGGCCGGCAGCGCTGAAGCTGCGCGCGTCGACAATGGCCATGACCGCGCCAGTTCCGGTATATTGTGCGCCCGCCAGTGCCACGCCACAGCGAGCGTCGCCCAGGTCCGCATCGCACGAATACTGATAGATTCTGCCTTGCTCCTGTTGCAGTGCATCGGCAAGCCCCCGCACTTCGGCGGCAAATGCCGTCACCCCGCGCTTGACCTCACCGACCGTGCCCTCGCGCATCAGGAGCCGTTGGTCAGGCGACGCCCAATTGACGCGGAAGATCTCGATCTTGGCGTGATCAAAGGACCCCGCCGCCAGATCGTCGGCGCTGATGCGATCGGAGCGGAGCGCGCCCGATACCTCCAGATTGGCGACCGTGAGGCCGATCTCGGTCTGCATCTCGGTCGTCGTCAGGCCGCTGGACGCCTCGAAAGCGGTGTCGTCGAAACTGATGTCGCGATCATGATCGGTGAAGCCGAGCACCGCCCCATCGCCGCGGGTGATCCGCCAACACCAAGCAAGGGTGGTCACTCCGGTATTGAGATGGGCCTGGAAATTGGGGTCCAATTGCCTCACAGCCGGACCTCCACGATGGGAATATGCGGGATCGAGCCGGCCGTGAAGTTCTGCACATTGACCTCGATCTGGTCGGTGTCGAAGCGCACCGGGACATCGAATTCGAAGCCGGCGGTGATTGCCACGCCGGCGGCGGGGACGTGCCCGGTCGCGAAGGTCGCGAGGCCAGTGGTATAGTCCGCTGTGAACGCAATTCCCTCGACTTGCTCGGCACCCCCGATCGCGACCGCCAGCGTTCCCTGAACCGGTTTCTGGATCGCCCGCTGATAGGGGGCAAACTGACTGCCATAAGTTTTGATGAGTTGAAAAGTGGTCGTCGCGCCATCCCCCGTGCCGATCGATTGATCGTAGGCGGTTGGTCGGCTCGAAGGTGGGCACGAGCGAAAATCGGCGTGGTCCTTCCAGCGAAAGCCATAGAGCTTGCCGCGTCTCTCTTCGAAAAAACCAATGACCGCGTGCATATCATCGATGCCGCGAACGCCGTAGCCGGCGTTGTAGCTGCGGCGCGAGTCCGCCCACCGGCTGTTGCGCTCCTCATAGCCCGACGCCAAAGTGATGACGTCGGTGCGCCGCGCCGGGCCGCCGGTCGCTCCCTTTGATATGTTGGTGGGAAAGCGAACTTCATGGAAGATCATGGGTCATGCCTCCGCTCGTTCAACTGTTGCGCTCGCCGAGGGCGAGATTGCGCTGCATCAGGGCTGCGATCTGGGTCGAGGAGCGCTGGAAACCGGCCACATCGGGGGTGCTGATGTTGAAGGTGATGTTGCCGCCACCGCCCCCGCCGGCCCGAACGCCGAGTTGGCCGTCAGTGCCCCTCGTCAGCGGAAGTATGGCTTCCGCGCCCTGCTCGCCGGCGATCGCCATCTGTCCGCCGCCAAGCGGAAAGCGAACCGGCGAGGAGATGATGCCGCCATCCGCGAATGGCGTCGGCACCGAACTGCCGGAAGTCCCGCCGCCGCCCGTCAGGAGCGACGACAATCCGCCGATCGCCTGATCGAAGATGCTCCCAAGCCCACTGGTGAGCGGCTTCAAGGCCGCCTTGAGAGCGAGATCCGAAAAGCTCAAGGCGAGCGACTTCACCGTCGAATCGAGGTCCTTGCCCTTGACGGCGACCTGATCGAAAGCAGTCACCAGTTTGCTGGCGAACTGGTCGCCCAATGAACCAATTCCGTGCAGCGAACTCTGCAACTGCTCCGTACTGGCTGCAATCTCGGAAGTCGCGGAATGGACACTATGGCCGGTCATTGTTTGCCTCCATCTCACCGTCGCTGTCCGGGAACGCTGCCATCATCGCATCGAGGTCCCGACGACTTGGCGGGATTTGGATGCGGGCGCGGCCAAAATGCCCGGCGAGCGCGGCATCGAGTTCCCGCGGGGTCATCGCCCAAAAAGTCGACGGCGGGAGCTTCAATAGTCCGAGGCCAAAGGCCATCGCCGCGTCCCAATCGAAGGGGTCGCGGGGCTTCATTTCGAGGCCTCGTCGCCGCCGAACGTGGCGCGCAGCAGCCGTGCGACAATGTCGATGAACCCCGCCGCTCCTCCGTCTACCCGCATATCGCCGACGGCGGCGTCGTCGATCATGTGGCCGCTCGAGCGCAGCCCGGCTCCGATGACCCTGATGGCGTCGCGTGCGGCTAATTTGCCGCCGGAGAATCTCTGAGCCAACGCCACCATATCCTCGGCTTCGAATGCGGCTTCCAGATCGGCCAGCGCCCCTAGAGTCAAGCACAGGCGATACGGCACGCCGTCGAGCACGGCTTCGATTTCACCTCGGTGATGATTGACCATGATCGGATCCCTCCGTTGCTACATCGGCGTGTAGGTCAGCGCCCCGGCCGATTCGAGCGTGATGTCGAAGGTCATTTCGGCGTTGTACTGACCGGCGAGATTGAGCGCGCTGATCTGAAAATTGCCCGCGATGGTGCCGAAGGTCGGGATGATCACCTGCCAGGCGCGGATCGCCCCGGAAAGGAACGTGTCGCGAATGAGCGCGTCGGAAGCACTCGATGTGAAGAGACCGGCGCCGGTTATCCGAGCGTTGCGGATGCCGGCGCCAGCAAGCAGTTCGCGCCACAGGCCGACGGAATCGGCGTTGGTCACATCGACGGTCGCGGCATTGAGCGCGAGCGTGCGCGTGCGCAACCCCGCGACGGTGATGAAGCTGCCAGTGCCGGTCTGGTCGATCTTCAAAAGTAGGTCGGCGCCACGTTGAGCGGCCATGACGGTGATCCTTTTTCACAAGAAATTACGGGGTGGCGGCGATCGGTTGGGTTGTGGCTCGGTAGCGAAGCAGCCCGTGGATGGTTATGCCGTCGGCTTCGCGCCTTATATCGCTGAATTGCTGCCGCAAATTGATCAGCGTATGCCCGCTGAGCGTAAGCCGTGCGGTGTGCAGCGTGCCCCTTATGGCACCCATGATGATCTGGGCCTCACTTCTGCCGCCATAGGCCGACCAGACGTGGAGAGTGACGATATGCTCCTCGCCGTCCTCGGTGCCGGTGCCCCAGTCGGTCGAACTTGTTTGACCCATGGTGATGAACGGATAAGCGGCGGCGTGCGGAACCTCGTCATAGATGCGGGCGCCGCCCAACAGCGTGACAAGGGCGGTGTTCGAATTGAGGGCAGCGTACACCGCCTGTTGCAATCGCCAGCCCGCCGAACCGCTCATAGGAGGCGCTCCTCTGCCTGAATGCGCATG